GGGTTAGTTAACCCCTGCTCTATGACTCTTAAATCAAGCCTAAAATGTATAAAATATAAAAATATGTAGCTTTTTTAGAAATAATTATATAAATCTTAATTACCTAACTATGGGGTAAATAGGAATGGCAAGACCAAAAAAATATAATATCGATACTAAAGAAGTTGTTAAGTTAGCATCTTATGGGTGTACAAATAAAGAAATAGCAGACTTTTTTGGTTGTTCAGCAGACCTTTTAGAAAAGAGTTATTCGGAATTTCTTAGAAAAGGGAAAGTTGACGTAAAAATAAGACTAAGACAACTTCAATGGGCATCAGCAGAAAATGGCAATGTTACAATGCAAATCTTTCTAGGAAAGAATATGTTAGGTCAGCAAGATAAGATAGAGCAAAATGAATTAGAAGAACCTTTAGTCTGGTCATCAGATTAATGGCATTAACCAAACCTCAAAAGAAAGTAATAAGTAACGAAGCAAGGTTTAGGGTTCTTATTACTGGTAGGCGATTTGGTAAAACATTCCTAGCGATTAATGAATTAGCTAAGTTTGCCAGTAAACCTAATCAAAGAGTTTGGTATGTTGCTCCAACTTATAGACAAGCTAAAGCCATATGTTGGAATGTATTAAAAGAAAAAATGATATATCACAAATGGGTTAAGAACATAAACCATAGTGATTTAACAATTACATTAAAGAATAATAGCCAGATAACACTAAGAGGTAGTGATAATGAGCAATCATTAAGAGGTGTTGGTTTGAATTTCTTATGTATTGATGAGTTTGCAGATGTAAGCCAAGAAGCATGGTATGAGGTTTTAAGACCTACATTGTCAGACACAAAAGGTCATGCTTTATTCTGTGGAAGTCCAAGAGGGTTTGGTAACTGGTCATATGAACTATTTAAGCAAGGTGAAACCAATAAAGACTGGGCAAGTTTTAAATATACTACTATTGAGGGTGGTAATGTAGATAAAGACGAAGTAGAGCAAGCAAAACAAGATTTAGATATAAGAACATTTCAGCAGGAATATGAAGCCACATTTGTTAATTATTCTGGAATGATTTATTACAATTTCAGTAGAGAAAGTAATATTATTGAAAAATATCAGAAAGAAACAGCAATTTTACACATAGGTTTAGACTTTAACGTAGACCCTATGAGTGCTGTAGTTTGTGTTATAGTTAATGAGAAAATTATAGTCGTTGATGAGATACAAATTTATTCGTCAAATACCCAAGAAATGTGTGATGAAATAAAGAATAGATACAAAAATAAACAGATAGTTGTTTATCCAGACCCTAGTGCTAGACAAAGAAAAACATCAGCAGGTGGATTTACTGATTTAAGTATCTTGAAAAATGCAGGATTTGATGTAAAATGTAAAAATACAGCACCTTTAATTAGGGATAGAATTAATGCAGTTAATGCAAAATTAAAAAATGTTAATGGGAAAAATAGTCTGTTTATTGTTAAATCTTGCAAAAATGTTATTAAAAGCATAGAACGACAAATATACAAAGAGGGAACTCATGTACCTGATAAAGATAGTGGGTATGACCATATGAATGATGCTCTTGGCTATTTAATAGAGTTTAATTTCCCACTAAGACGTAATTTTGCACCTAGCCAACCTAAGAGGTGGAGTTAATGGATAGAGAAACACTTACACAAAAACATGATTTATGGCACTCAAATATAAGTAATTGGGAGTTTTATATAAGAAGCTATTTAGGTGGTAATGACTATAAAAATGGTTATTACTTACACAGATATGTATTAGAATCTCCAGAGGAATATGACCAAAGAGTAAGGCATACACCCTTAGATAATCATTGTAAGAATGTTGTCCAGATATACACCAGTTTCTTATGGAGAGTACCACCATCAAGAGATTATGGTGATTTAGATAATGAGCCACAATTAAGTTCATTTATTCAAGATGCTGATTTAGATGGTAGGTCATTTGATTCAGTCATGCGAGAAGTCCAGATGAACGCTAGTATTTATGGTAATTGTTGGGTTGTAGTTGATAAGCCACAATCTAATGCCAAGACTAGAGCAGAAGAACTTGCTCAAGATATTAGACCTTATATTTCAATATATACACCAGAAAATATAGTTAATTGGAATTATGCTAGATCAGCTAGTGGAAGATTTTATTTAGATTTACTGGTTATTGTTGAAGATATAAATGCAGATAGAGCCATCATAAAAGTATTTACAGAAGAAACTATAACTACATATTCAGTTGAAGAATACGATCAACCAACATCAGAGGGTGAAGTTAAGTTATTAGAAGAAATAGCTAACCCAATAGGAACTATTCCTGCTGTTAATGTTTATAATTTGCGAGGTAATAAGAGACCTATTGGTATTAGTGATTTGGCTGATGTGGCACATTTGCAACAATCTATTTATAATGATTATTCCGAGAAAGAACAATTAATTAGATTAGCCAATCACCCAAGTTTAGTTAAAACACCTAATGTTGAAGCTAGTGCAGGTGCAGGTGCTATAATAGAAATACCAGAAGATTTAGATTCATCTTTAAAGCCTTATATAATCCAACCTAGTGGTCAAAACCTAGATGGAATAATGAAATGTATACAAAATAAAGTTGATGCCATTGATAGAATTACCCATATGGGTTCTGTGAGGGCAACTGGTACACAAATAGCTAGTGGAATTGCCTTACAAACAGAATTTCAACTTTTAAATGCTAGATTATCAGAAAAAGCCGATTATTTAGAAAATGCAGAAGAACAAATTTGGGGTTTATTTGCTAAATGGCTAGATAAACAATGGAATGGTTCAGTTAATTATCCAGACACTTTTGATATAAGAGATTGGGCAAATGACCTGCAATATTTACAAATGGCTAAAGCATCTGGAATTAAATCAGAAACCTTTAACAAAGAAATAGATAAGCAAATAGCAGAAGCAGTAATAGATGATAACGAAACTATGAAAACTATTAATGAAGAAATAGATGCTGTTAGAACTGTTAGAGGGCAATTCCAGACAACCGAAGTAGAGGGGCAAACAGTTGGCGAAGAAAGTTCCTAAAGATAAAAAGACCAAGATACCTAAAAAATATCTATCTGGTTTAAAAGGTGCAAAAAGAAATGCTAGAGCAACCTTATTAAAGCAGATTAGTTCTTTGTATAAGGCAGGTGCAAGAATACCTATGGCACTATTAAAGAAAAGGAATAAGTCTTAATGGCAGTAAAAAGAAAACCTTTATCAGCAAGAACTATTGCAACACTTAGAGCAAAAGCCAAAAAATCTAAGTTATTTAATTTAGCAGATTTAAAAGCTAGTTTTCGCAGAGGGCAAGGAGCATTTCTTTCATCTGGCTCAAGACCTAGAATACCAATGTCAGCATGGGCAATGGCAAGAGTTAACAAACTAATTAGTCGTGGCAGGTCTGGTTCTTTTGATAAAGATATAATATCAAGAGCCAGTAAACGTAAAAGAAAATGATGCTGATGTTATGGAAAAGCCTAAAAAAATATGTGTTATTTGTAAGGTGTTTCTAATGGAGGTTTTGAAAGATGTTTATAAATGCCCAGTATGTAAGGCAATAGTTAATGAAAGATTAGATGATAAGCAATAATCCTGGGAAAACCCTAGTAAAAACAAGGACTTAGTATGGCATTATATAGAGGGAAAAACGTATCACTTAACAAACCATTTAGACTATCTGCAACCGAATCTAAAAGAAAAAAGTTTGGGGTTTATGTTAAGAATAAATCTACTGGTAACGTAAAAAAGGTTACATTTGGTGCTAGGGGAATGACCATAAAGAAAAACATACCTGCAAGACAAAAGTCTTTTTTAGCTAGAATGGGTGGGGTTTTAAAAGAAGTTAAAGGGCAAAAAACACTTTCACCTGCTTACTGGTCAATAAGGGCATGGAAAAAGAACTTTCCATTATAAAATATGTCAAGAATTTTAGAAAAACTAGCCGATCAGCATGAAGAACGTATAATAAACGTATTATATAAGCTAGAAAATGACGTAGTTAATGAAATAACTAGAGCCACAAAAGGGAACTTAGTTTCTCAAAGATTAGCTATTCAGTTACAACCCAGACTTAGAACCATTATTGAATCTACCTTTTTGAATGAAGCTGATTTATTTATTAATGATGATTATAATAAAATAGCGAAAGAAACATTAGATACTTTTGGTAAAATGCCTATTCCTGCAAAGTTTAAGAACCTAACAGATGTAGATTTAGCAACCATCAATGCCTTGAAAACTCAATCATTTAGTGGCTTTGAAGATATTGCAGAACGATTTTTAAAGGTAATTAATGATGAGGTTTACCAAAGTACAATAGCAGGTAGACCATTTAACGATATGGTTAGTAATATTAAATCACATATTAATGGGGTTTATAAATCCTCAAATACTCGTGAGATAAATGAATTAGTTGATTTTGTTAACGAGAATAAATTTGATAGTGCAAAAAAAGCACAAGTAGAAGATGCAGTAAGAAAATTGCATACTCAATATGCTAGTGATAGAGCAGGAAACAATCTTAGACGTTATGCTAGTCAGATTGCTCATGATAGTGTAATGCAGTTTCATGGGCAGTTTACAGTAGCGAAAGCTAAAGCATCTGGGTTAAATCATTTTACATATACTGGTACATTAGTCCGAGATAGTCGTGAATTTTGTGTAAATATGCTTAATAGGACACTTACAGAAGAACAAATTAGGGATATGTGGAACAATAGAGCATGGCAGGGAAAGTCTACTGGTGACCCTTTTATTGTAAGGGGTGGTTATAGATGTAGACATACTTGGATACCCACAGACCCTGCATGGGGTGAAGAAACAGTAGATGAATTGCCAACAGAAGAAGAAGCATTTGATGAAACACTAAATGTTAAAAATCCTAGTTCTTTAACTAATAAAATAAAATTAGATGATATAAAACCAGTTTCAATAGGTTTTTTAACTAACAAATTAAACAAACAATTTAAAGAAAATGCAAAAGATGAAAGATACCCAAGAGATGGAAAGGGTAAAGAAGTTTTAAAATATAATGAAAGTCTTGAACGTAGAAGAAACAATGAGCCTATTGCTGTTGCTGAATTTAAAGACAGTTCTGGGAAAAAAAGAGATTTTAAATGGTCTGAAAAAGATTATGGAGTTGTAGAAGCATTAATGCAAGAACTTGATGAATTAGCGATAAAATATGATGTTCCAAAGTTAAGAGGTATTAATGTTGAAAAAGGTCACATAGCATCTATGGGTGATGGTGTTTTAAATTTAAATGTAAGATTTAACATTTTAGAAAGAACTGGAACGGAGGTTACAAAATGGAAAAAGGGAAGTGCTGTTTTTGATAGACCATTTACAGCAGATTCATTTTTTGAAGATAAATTAGATAAAATAAGAACTACTTTTTATCACGAATTTGGGCATCATATACATCAACAAAAATTTGTAAAAGATGCAGGTGATTATTATTTACCCCCAGTTGAAACAGAACTAAAGAAATTAAGAAGATTTAGAGGAGGTAGTGCCACTAGATATGCTGAACAAAATAAATATGAATGGTTTGCAGAAAATTTTACTTTGTATGAATTAGGAAAAACAGAATTAGTTGACCCTAAGTTCTTAAAATTTTTAGAGGAAAAAGTGTTATGAGTAAGTTATTTGACGAAGCAAGTGAAATATTAGGATTAGAAAGAGATTTAACTTTACAAGATTATAAAAGATTCAAAGAAATTGAAAAAAATATAACAGAAAATGAAGAACGTAATTTTGCTTGGTTGCTTGAGGGTTTATCCTTAAGATTGCCAGAAATAGCACAAAAAGAGGGTAATTATGACTGGGTTGAGCCAGAAAACTAAGACTTGTAGCATTTTTAGAATAAATTTGTTATAAGGATACTATCCAACTAAGGAGATTTAAAATGGAAGAAAATCAAGTAGAACAAACTGCTGAAACTCAAGAAGAAGCACCACAAGTACAAGAACAGCCAACTAATACGTTTACCCAAGATGAGGTTAATAACATTGTTGAAAGACGATTAGCCAAAGAAAGGGGTTCAATGTATAAGAAACTGGGTGTTGAAGATTTAGATATAGCTGTAAATGCTGTAAAGACACAAAAAGACCTAGAAGAAAAGCAAAGAATTCAAAAGGGTGAGTTTGAGGAAATACTTAAAACAAGAACCCAAGAGTTTAATAAAGAGAAATCAAACTTAGAAAATCAGTTGAAAGATATTAAGATAAACAAGTCTTTATTATCATCAGCATCAAGGAATAAAGCTATAAATCCAGATCAAGTTGTAGAACTTTTAAAAAGCGATATTAAGTTAAATGAAGCAGGGAATGTAGAAATACTTGATAAATCTGGATTAGCAAGATACAATAAAATGGGTGAACTTTTATCCACAGACGAATTGGTACAAGAGTTCTTAACACAAAACCCTCACTTCGTTAGTGCTACCCCTAGTGGTTCTGGCTCGGTGTCAAATGTGGATAGGTCAGAACTCAACAAGCCTTTAAATTTGAGTGATTTAGATATGAACAATCCAACGGATAGGAAAAAGTATTCTGAATATAGAAGACAAAGAGATTCCAAACCTAGTACGATTGTTGTTAATAATTAAATGACATTAAATTTATAAGGAGTTAAAATATGTCTAATGAAACTACCAGTTCAACCATTTCGGAACTATACACCGAGATAGTTGCAGAAGCATTATTCGTTGCAAATGAGCAATCAATAATGAGAAATCTTGTTAAAAACTATACTATTGTTGGTGGTGGTAAGTCAGTAGAAGTACCGATTTATTCAGCAGTATCAGCATCAGCAGTAGCCGAAGCAACAGATTTAAGTAATACAGCAGTAAACCCAAGTTCAGTTACTATAACAGCATCTGAAGTTGGAATTATGACAACACTAACAGACTTAGCAAGAAATTCAGCATCAAGAAATGTTGCAGGAGATATTGGTAGATTGTTTGGTGAAGCTATAGCTAAAAAAATAGATGCAGATTTGTGTGCTTTATTTACTGGCTTTTCAACACAAAAAGGTGGTGGAGCAGGTGTAGAGTTAACAATTCAAGACCTATTTGAAGCAGGTACAGAGTTAAGAACAAACAATGCACCTCAAACTTACTATGGTGTATTTCACCCAAAGCAAATCTTTAATGTTAAAAAAGCATTAACAAATACATTTGCAGGTTCAGCTAATATTCCAGACTTAGGTAATGATGCTTTAAGAAATGGTTTTGTAGGACAAATCGCAGGAATACAAATATTTGAAAGTTCAAATGTTTCTGTAGATGGTTCTGATGATTCTATTGGTGGTGTATTCTCTCAAGATGCTTTAGGTTTAGCTATGATGCAAGACCTTAAAATTGAATCACAAAGAGATGCTTCATTAAGAGCAGATGAAATCGTAGCCACAGCAGTTTATGGAGTTGCAGAACTTCACGATAGCTATGGTGTTAAGCTAACAGCAGATAGTTTAGCAAACTAATTTAACTAGGGAGGGAAACCTCCCTTTTTATCTAAGGATTTGTATTATGGAAATGATTAAATTAGTTAATGGTAAAGGCGATATTATCGAAAGAAAGAAGATTGATTACACCCCTAATATAAAAATATGGGAACTAAGAGGGTGGAAACCTTATGTTGAGCCTAAGCCAGAACCCAAAATAGATAATGAATGGAAAAAAGAAGAATCAATTATTGATGTAGATTCTTTTAACAACAAAAGTGCAAAACATAAAAAATCTAAAAAAAAGGGTAAGTAAATGGCTACATCTGAATTTGCAGTTGCTAATACCGATTTACAAAAGATACAACCAGATATATTAGGTTTTGGCATTACCGATTTTGGCGATCAATTACAATTTGCTGAAAATGATGTTTTAAGACGAGTTAGAGAAGAATGGTGGGAAAGATATAGGCATCAAGTCAGATACAAGGATATTACTAAAGTTACATCTGTGGAAATGACCAGTAGCAAGTTAACAAACTCACAATGGACACAATCAGTTGTATATCTAGCTTTGTGGAAATATATTTATCCAATATTAACTAAATGGCGTGACCCAGATACTGGCGAGGGCAAAGACACATTTCAAGTGCAATTAGATTTTTACAGAGATAGGTATGAAGAAGAATTTCAAGCTATTTTAAGAGATGGTGTTGAATATGACGAAGATGGTGGTGGTACTGTTTCAGATAGCGAAAAGGAAGCCATACATCACCTTAGATTAGTGAGATAATGGAAGTAACAGCAAATATAAATACTGTTGAAGTAACAAAATTTTTAAAAAATATTACATCTAGGCAAAAGGCAGTAATTGATAAAGGTTTAAAGCGAGTATCTAATATGGCTGTATTGATGATTACAAAGCGTACACAGCAAGGTAAATTGCCAGATGGAGGTAATATGAAGGCTTATGCTTCATCAACTGTGAGAGGGCGTAAAAAGAGGGGCAGGCAAACTGGATTTGTTGATTTAACAGATACTGGTAAAATGTTTAGGAGTTTAGATTTCAAAACTGGTGGATTTAAAAGCACATTATTTTTCTCAAATATGGAAAGAGCAAAAATAGCTTCATTCCATGATACGTTTGGAGTAGGTAAAAGAAAAGTTACAAGACCATTTTTTGCTATTGGTAATAGGGAAGAAGATAAGATTAAAGCAGATTTTTCAAGATTTTATTTTAAAGAAATGAGATTATGAGCAAAAGAGAAAACATAGCTAGTGATATAATCACAAAACTTGATGCCGTAACAAGTCCTATCGAGTTTAAAAAAATTACTAGAGAACCTTTTGAAGTTGAAGAATTAAGTGATGCCCAGTTTCCTGCAATGTTTATTCAAAGTGGTGATGAAACAAGGGAAGTGTTAAGCATAGGCGATACTGGAGCAGGTACATATCGAGGTACAATAGATTTTTTAATAGTTGCTTTTGGTAAAGGCACAACAACAAATATAGATACTGTTAGAAATCAAATTATAGAAGTTGTTGAAGAAACTTTAGATAATGATATAACTAGAAATGGTAATGCGATAGATACCCAAATAATAGAAGCATCATCAGACGAGGGAACTATTTATCCTTATGGTGGTGTAAGAATAACAGCAAGGGTTATTTATGAATTTACTAGAGGGAGTGCATAATGGCTAAAAATGTTACTATGAAAAAAGGCGAAACTATTATAAAATGTTCAGAAGACCATGTAGAGCATTTTAAAAATAATGGTTTTACTTTGGGAAATGAAAAAGCAGTTGTTAAAAAAACTGAAAAAATAAAAGAAACTAACGAAGCTAAAGAGGAGTTATAAATGGCTACACATCACGGAAAAGAAGGAGTTGTAACTATAGGTAGTGATACACTAGGTAATGCAACTGGTTTCACAGTAGATACTACACATGACGTTGTCGAAGATACAGCATTAGGTAATTCAATGAAATCCTATATAGTTGGTAGAGGTACTTATACAGCAAGTATTGATATGAACTTTGATGAAACAGATACAGCACAAACTAATCTAGTACAAGGTGCAGAACTTACATTTGCATTTTTACCAGAGGGTAATGCTTCTGGAGATAGAAAATTCTCTGGAACTGGTATTGTAACTGGAATGTCAGTAAGTGTGCCCCTAGATGGTGTCATTACAAGAACTGTATCAGTACAAGGCAATGGTGGTCTTACTATTGGTACTGTGTAAATGACAGATAAATTGGATTATTTTGATGGTATTAGAGACCATTTCAGTACCCTTGACACTCAAATAATTGAAGTACCAGAATGGGATTTAGTAGGTGATAAAGCGATTTATTGCAAACCTTTTAATATGCTTGAAAAACAAAAGATATTTAAAGGTGCTACTGGAACTGATTTAATAGTTTTAATAGATGTAATTATTGAAAAATCTTTGAACAAAGATGGTGATAAGATGTTTAATGCTTCACATGTTTTGGCTTTTAAAACCAAAGCTGATACAAATGTAATTGCAGATGTTGCTACTAAAATTATGGGAACAGGCAACGATAATATTGACGACAATAAAAAAAACTAAATAGCGACCCAGAATTACATAATCTTTTTGGGTTAGCTGAAAAACTACACAAGACTGTTGCCGAAATCTTGCAAATGTCAGTTCAAGAGTTTAATATGTGGATAGCATACTTTGGACTTCAAAATGATGAACGAGAAAGACAAGAACGAATTATAAAGGCGAGAAGATAGTGGCAACTAAATCAGTTAACATAGACATACTAGCCAAAGATAAGACTGCGAAAGCTATGAAGTCTGCCACAGATGGCGTAAATAGACTTAAAGGTCAAGTCCAACAATCAGTAGCAACACAACAAAAATCATTCAATGCTTTAGGTAATACAGTTAGAAATGTAATTGGTGGGGTTATTGTTTTCCAAGCATTAAGGTTCAGTAAACAGATGGTCAATATGGCTAGTTCTGTTGAAGAAATGCAGTCAAAATCTTCAGTTGTTTTTGGCAGATTTGTTTCAGATGTAAGGGGACAATTAGAAAAGTTTGGAGATGAAGTCGGAAGAAGTACATTTGAACTAGAGGAAATGGCATCTTCAATACAAGATACATTTGTGCCTATGGGATTTGCTCGAAAAGAAGCTTCAAAACTTTCAGTTCAATTAACAAAATTAGCAGTTGACGTAGCATCATTTAACAATGCTAGTGATGTTGACACTATGAGAGCCTTTCAAAGTGCTTTAGTTGGTAATCATGAAACAGTAAGAAGATTTGGGGTTGTAATTACAGAAGCAACTTTAAAACAAGAATTACTAAGAATGGGTATAACTAAGACAGCTAAAGAAGTTACAAACGCTGAAAAAGTACAAGCTAGATTAAATCTAATTATAGCAGGTACATCAGATGCTCAAGGCGATGCCGAAAGAACAAACACAAGTTTTGCTAACTCTATGAAAGCATTAAATGCTGAATTTCAAGAATTTATGGTTGAAGCAATTACACCGATGTTGCCTGCATTATCAAAAATGGTTCAATCACTTAAAGATTCAATAATACAGACAAAAGAGTTTTTAAGGTCAATAGGTCTTTTAAGTGAATTAAACACAATTATTCCTATAGTTGACCAATTAGGAAAAAATCAAGATTCACTTTCTATAGCTACTGCTAAATTGTCAAAAGAAATTGAATTGCTTGATGCAATACAAACAATGACATTTATTGAAAAAAACAAAGAAATGGTAAAAGCCAACGGCAAATTTGGTTTTTCAATAATGCAGGGCGAAAAGGCAGTCTTAAAAAGAATAGAAGCATTAAAAGTAGAAATTGAGCAAATAAATTTAAGTAAAACTGCAATTCTTATAGAATCAGATGCAAGAGTACAAGTGACTAATGCCATAAATGATGAAGCTAACGCACTTAAAAAATTAAATAAACAAAAAAAAGCAGAACTAGAAATTCCTTTACCTAAGGCTAGACCAATGCAAGTAGGAATGGGCGATTTTATGGGTTCAAGAGATATGCAAGTAACCCAATCTATGACTGGTTCAGAAACTGAATTTGGTATGGCTAAAGGAATGAGCAAAGTTGGAGATATAGATGCACTTAAAGCTGTAGCCGATGCTGAATTAATGGTTGCAGAACAAACTGGTTTAAAAAGATTAGAGATAGCTGATAAGACAGCAAGAGGTGAAAGAAATATAAGACAGAATTTCATAAACGAACAAACAGCAATATTGAAATCTGGTCAATTCCAAGATTTAAAATTGACTAACTTAACCGAGCAACAAAAGAAAGACACAATAATTGCAGGTGGTAAAGCTA